GGATGGCAGTGCAGCCGATTGTAAAATTTCGGCAGTTCTGTGATGTAAAAGATGCAGCCCATCAGGGTCTTCATCGAGGTGATACATTCCATTGGAACGTGTACAGTGATGTTTCCACGCAGGGAACAACGCTAACTGAAACAAATACTATTCCAGAAACTTCTTTCACGATTTCTCAGGGAACCATGACCATTGCGGAAGCGGGTAACTCCGTGCCGTGGACTGGTAAGTTGGACGATCTCTCTGAGCAACCTGTGGCAGAGGTAGTTAGGAAGGTATTGAAAACAGATGCTAAAAAAGCATTTGATAATTTAGCAGCAACGCAGTTTAATGCTGCAAAGTTACGTGTTGTGCCTACTGCTGGCACGGCAACCGATTCGGTTGTTCTCACTACGAATGGCACCGCTACTCTGACGAATAGCGTAGCTATGACTAACGAACACGTTAAAGCAATTGTAGACGTAATGAAAGAGCGCAATATCCCAGCCTATACTGGTGATGATTATTACGCGATTGCATGGCCTACGACTTTCCGCACCTTAAAGAACAATCTGGAATCTATCAAGCAGTATGTTGATCAGGGTTTCCGAATGATCATGAATGGTGAAATCGGGCGTTACGATGGTGTACGTTTTGTTGAGCAGACTCATAAATCGAAAGGTTCTATTGGTACTGCGGCAACAACGTGGACTAGAGGCAACTCTGATTGGGCAGTCTTCTTTGGCGAAGACACAGTAGCTGAAGCTGTTGCAGTTCCTGAAGAGATTCGAGGGAAAATTCCCGGAGACTTCGGAAGGGACCGTGGCATAGCGTGGTATTATCTAGGCGGTTTCGGCATCGTTCACACACAAGCAGCCCAGTCACGTATCGTGATTTGGGACAGCGCAGCTTAAAGGAGAATTATTATGAGTTATTCAAATCCAGTTTTCCTACCGCTCGCTTTCGGTAATCATGACTTTGGTGCTGGCGGAGAAGGCTTTACTTTTCGTGGACCTAGCGGTAAGCAGGGTACATTGAAAGAAATAGAGGTTAATGCTACTGAAGTTTTTAGCAATACAACCTTAGAGGGCAGAATCGATTTAGGTTCTTCCGCTACTGGCGCTCAGTATGCTACTTTCGGTTTAGGGGTTACGGCAGATGCTGCCACAGCCCGTATGACTGATACGGCTGCTGATTTAGTTTTAGCGGCACTTCCTGCTGACACTGATATCCATGTGACTTACGTCGCACCTACTGGTGGAACACCCACCGGAAAGGGCTATGTAGAAGTTATGGTTGAATGGTATTAAGGAGGCAATATGGCTAAAGATACTGCAAGTGGTAAAATCCCAGCAAATGGTTTGTCATTTAAAGAAGACGTAAGCAAAGAGTCTAACAAGTCTCTTGCTTTGGATTCTCATGGCCTAAATCAGATGCCAGAGGGTGTTGTTCACAAAAGCATTTCCACTGATCGTGGAAAGTTTGAGTGGGCTTAATAAGTAAATAACTTGAAGGCGGGTGATTCTTCGGATGATCCCGCTCTTCATTTAACCCACAGGAGTCTATTAATGGCTGCAACGAAAAAACAAGGGTATAATGCTAGACTTGATGAAAAGTTAGGCATGACTCGCGGGAAACAAGGTACTAAGAAAATGTCTTCTTCTGGTCGTCGTTCTGTTTCAAAAGGAACTAGAAAACCCAAGGGCACTTACGGCTTCAAGAAGTAATGGAGGCAAAATGAAAATTAATGTAATCACTGCTTACTTAGATGGAAAGCCAAAAGCAAGAAGTCCAGACGATGCTTACGGTCATTCTAATGTAGCGGGTCGAGGCTTTTATACGATAGAAGAGATGTCTGGTGAACGTGGGGCGGAATTCCGTCTGTCACAAAAATCATCTAACAATATGGTTAGAGTTGATGGAGATATGGTTGGTTCTTGGAATTTAGAGTTCTAAGGATAAAAACGGTAAAAAGAAAAAACCTTAGTGAAGATAATTAATGTTCCTGAAAAGGAATTAAATGATTTTACTCTCGAAGATTTCGGGGGTAAGCGCAGCGAAAAAACTGCGTGTGTTGTGCGATACGGGGCGATAGGAGATGTAATTATTTCCTCATCGTTGTTTCCTATTTTAAAAGAGTCTGGTTACAAAGTTTGTGTTAATGTAACAGAGCAGGGAAAAGAACTGTATCGAAGCGATCCTAATATAGATGAATTGTTAGTTCAGAAAACAGACCAAATTCCAGCAACTAGGCTTACCGAATACTGGCAAAAAGTATCTCCTTGCTTTGATAAATTTGTCCAACTTTGCGAATCAATAGAGGGAACACTTCTATTGATGCCTCAAAGGACGGAGAGGGTATTAGGCGAAGCTATAAGGGTTGAAGCAAGCAAGGGTTACTCTGGAACAAAAGAAGAAGTTCATCAGCAGTGTAATATTAATTATCTGGAGTATACTCATGATTTGGCGGGTATGCCTTATAAGTTTAACCCTAGATTTTACCCAACCAAAAAGGAAAAAAGAAAAGCATCCGATTACAGAAGGCGCATCAGGACAAAGAATGTCGTGATGTGGGTTCTTGCGGGTTCGTCTGTTCATAAGGTTTATCCTTGGACAGATGCGGTAATGGCTAATATCCTTTCCGCAAAAGAGGATGTTACCTTTGTTACTGTAGGGGATGAGGCTTGTCAATTATTAGAAATAGGTTGGGAAAAAGAAAAGAAGGTAATTACCAAGTCTGGAAAGTGGACGGTACGTGAAACTCTTTCGTTTGTAGAGCAATGCGATGTTGTTATTGGCCCTGAGACTGGAGTAGTTAATGCTTCAGCTATGCTTGATAACCATACGACTGTATTGTTATCTCATTCCTCAAAAGAAAATATGTCTAAGCATTGGGTGAATTCTACTACTTTCGAGCCTGAAGATTGCCACTGTTTTCCATGCCATAAGATGCATAGCAGGGGTTTTGAAACTTGTACTAGGGATGCAAAAACGGGGGGCGCTTTGTGCGCTGCGAATATCACTCCAGACAGAGTTGTGGACGATATATTGAGACATATTAAATGAGCACATATTTACAACTATGCCAAGACATGGCGAGAGATATCGGAATACCCGGTACTGGACCATCATCGGTAACTTCAACTACCTTGTCTGAAGAAGAAAACGCTGTTGTAAGGTATATAAAACAAGCCGACAATGACCTTCAAAGTCGGTGGTTTGATTGGGATTTCCTATGGAAGGAAGCAAGCATTACATCGGTTGCTTCTACTTCTACAATAACATCTCCATCCGATCTTGGAAACTGGAAGCTTGACGAAATTATCTGGGATAAAACAACAGACAATTACCAAGAGTTGGATTATGTGGTGTGGGATCAATACAACTTACTATACAAGTTGGGCTCTATTGATACAGGGACGCCTGAAGTATTTTCAGTCAAGCCCAGCAATGTGATCGACATGTACCCAACACCAGACTCTGCTACTGCAGTTAGCGTAACTTATTGGACGACACCTACTGAATTAGCTGCTGATTCTGATGTATCTGATATTCCCGTTAGATTCCACAAAATAATCATTGCTAGAGCAAAAATGTATTATGCGGAAAACGAGGATGCTCCAGAGATAATGGCTGGTTCTTTGAATGAGTTTGAAGACTTGCTTGACAAGTTGGAGGCTGATCAATTACCAAGACAAAAGAACAGGAGATTCTCAAGGGCGCAAGACCTTTCAAACTTTACGGTAATGCCTGAATGACAAGCAAACTTGCTGGAAGAAGAATTCCGCAAGCCAAATTGACTACCCTCTACTTTCCTTTTGAGGGAGGGATCAATACGGAGTCTCCGGCTATGTCTCTACAGCCGGGTGAGTTGGTTGCTGCAGATAACTTTGAAGTCGATATTCGTGGTCGCTACAGAAGAATAGATGGCTATGAGAGGTTCGACGGACAAACTCTTCCATCAAAGATTGAACCTTATTATCGCATACCGTTTACTGTAGGAAGTATCGTTTATCCAACTTATAGCAGTGCATACAGCACAGCGTTTTACAGAAATGCTCCTTCATCAGGAGATATGGTAAAGGGCGCGACTACTGGTGCTACCGGCACAGTTTTAGTTGCTAGTCTAGAAGATGTTACTGGGGACAGCGCTGCTGGAACATTCAGAACAGATGATGGCGAGGGGTATATTTATTTTGTAGTTACTAGCGGTACTCTTCAAGATGGAGAGAAGTTACTTTTTCTAAACAAGGACAGCGCCTTTGGCGGCGATTTTGATGTGGAGTATAAATAAATGGGAACACCAACAGCACTAAGAAAAGCAAGATCAGTTTTAACCGGAACTAGCTTTTCGGACAACACTACTGGCGCTATTACTGCTCAGATGGTTAGGCAATTTGTTGAATCTGGAATGGGGGGATATGCAACTATATATTCACCAGCGGGAACACCAGCTAGTCAAGCGGTAGCATCAGGAGCAACAGCAACTATAGATTGGAATGCTGATTCAGTTGGGGCCAATGGGCCTGACGACACAGCTACTGTCTCTGCTACACTTGTAGGAAGTGATGCTGATTTCGCTAATGACAGAATCAGGATATATGATAAAGGATTTTTTATGGTCAATCTGGGTATAAGTTTTGCTCAGACTGGAACGGATACTGTTATATGGACATTCAGGATTGCTACTCAGGATACTGGCGGTAGTGTTGTTTATCCCGGTTATGATGCTTCAGTTCAAAAGGTGGCGGCTACGTTAGATAACATGGCATCCGCTTCTGGAATAATTGATACTACTGGTCATACTACATATACAGATATTCTTGCTCAAGTCAAGAACGGTCATGGTAGTAATTCAGAAAACTTTCAAATGCATTATGGTCAACTGTCAGTATTTAGGGTTGGGTAATGGGGCTTTATGCAAGCTCCTTCGCTTACGGAGCACCTGAAGAAAGAGATTCAAGCGTAGACGCTACTCTATTAACGGAGCTTCAAACCCTTATAGAGGACCAAAGAAAGCTAATCGGGATAGTTCCCGGTGAAGGCGACGTTAATGGGGTCTGGGTGTTTAAAGGTGATGTCTATGGATTCAGGAACAAAGTAGGAGGTGCTACTGCCGGAATGTATAAGACCACTTCTACTGGATGGTCAGAAGTTTCTCTTGGTCAGTTTTTGGAATTTGATGGAACAACCATAAGCGGTGAGCCGGTGCCCGGAAATGTTGGAACCCCTACGACTATCAAAGGGGGAACAAGTAGTGCAGAAGGCGACCTTATGGCTATCTCCTATTATGGATTATGGGAGACTGGCGGAAAGGGTGCAATGGTTTTTACCAATGTAACAGGCACCTTCCAAGACAATGAAGACTTGCAGATGGCTCTTCTTGCATTTGATACTGGAACGGTAGAGATAGTAGCGGGGGATACACTCACAGGAGTCACCTCCGGTAAAACAGTCGTAGTAACGAGCGTTACAAAAGCAAGC